ATAATTCTATATTTCAAGTAGATATTAAAACAATTGTAACTAATGCAAAAAATGATAAAAGATTTCATAAATTACTAAGTTTATGTATAAAATACGATATTCATTTATTTAACCAATGTAATGATATATGCAAACTATTAAGTATTGAGAATTTATTATTACAAGCAAATCAAAAACAAAAAAATTTAACAAAAGAACTATCAGATAAAATTAATGAAATATCAACAAATGGTCCTACTAATTCATGGTTAATTGATATCGATAATACTTTTTCTTATTATAAAAAATTATTCAAAGAAATCGAAATTATTGATTATGTTTTGAAAAATATTTATAATGATAAACAATTAGAAGATTTATGTTGCATTAAAAATATTCAACAAAATAGTTCAAATTCACCCGACTATAATGTTACATCATCTACTACTAAAATAACAAATTCACAAAATACTGATAATATACAACAAAATGACAATACATTACAAATAGATCATATATTACAAAATGAACAAAAAATAAAAAATACTGAAAAAAATAAAAAAGAAAAACTATCTAAATATATTGCAATTTATTGTAATTAATTGTTTTGAGGTTAAAATATCATTTTTCAATATATCTTTATTTATATGAATACCCATATGAATAATTATAAAATAACTGTAGGATTAGACCTAGGCACTGATAAATGTTGTATTACTTATCAAGATAAAATAGGTAGACCATTCATTATTACTGATGAAAAAAATCATAAAATTTCTTCTATTATTGGAATATTAAATAATGGATTATTAGTTGGTAACGAAGTATCAAAAGATCATATTTATGATATACCTATTATTACTAATCTTAAACGACTTATTGGACATACTTCGTCAAGTATTGATGCACAAAATATTGCAAAATATCATAATTGGTTATTAGAAGATGGACCAAATGATGATTTATTAATTGTAATAAATAATAATAAATATAAATTAAGCGATCTAATTTGTTCTCTATTAACAAAAATAAAACATATAATTATATCAAATATTGGTGAAAATTTTAATATGGTAATTACAATTCCGGCAAATTTTAATGAAGGCCAGAAAAATCAAATTCTTAAATATTGTCTTAATGTTGGAATCGAATGTAAACGTCTTATATATGAACCATGTTCTGCTGCATTATCATATATAAATTATTTTGATCCAGATCATAATCTAAATATGACTAATCAAAATATAGATAATGAAAAAAAGACTAATACAATAAATTCACATTCAGATTCAGATTCATATTCAGATTCAGATATAAATAATACTATTTTAAAAAGAATAGCAGTATTTGACTTTGGTGCGGGTACATTAGATTTGGCCTTAGTAAGTTGTAATTGTTTAATTGATAATGGTCAATATGAATGGATGGCTAAAATAGAATCAAATATTGGTGATAATAATTTAGGTGGTTTAGATATTGATATGGAATTAGGAAAATTTATTGAAGAAAAATTTCCAGAATTCAAAAAATTATTAGAATCTAAAAATGAATCAATTAGATTTATTATTGAAAAAATAAAAATTAAATTTTCAAAGTTGTATTTAGAGCATAAAAATACAACACTTAGTTTAGTTGAAAGATACTATAATCAACATATAATAATAAGTATTCAAGAGTATTGGGATTTATTAGATAGATGTTTTAAACAAAGAATAATAGATCTCATCGATAAATTACATAATCAAAAAATAAAAAAATCAGATGTTGATAATATTTTATTAATAGGAGGGAGTTGTTATAATCCATGGATTATTGATTTAATATCTACTTATTATTCAAAAAAAATTAATACATATAAATTATTAATGTCGGATCATTTGGAAAACTATCATTTAGATATACGAGATATTGGTGTAAGTTTAGGCGCCACCTGTATTGATAACAAAAAAAATAATGATGGTAATTTATTAATTTTAACTGAATCCTTACCATTAAGTATTGGAATCGATACCACCAATAATTTAATGTGCAAACTTATACCTAAAAATACACTTATACCATGTTCTGCTAAAAAATATTTTACTACATCAGAAGATAACCAAACACTAATAGAAATTAAGTTATTTCAAGGAGAAAGAGATGATACTAGAGATAATTTCTTTTTGGGAAGTTTTATAATGGATAATTTAGATCCAGAACCACAAGGTAAAATAGTAGTAATAATAAATATATCAGTAACAACAGATGGTTTAATAACAATAGAGGGGAAAGTAAAAAATACCGATAAGTTCAATAAAAAAATAATAATCAATAGATACAATACAAATATTGACTTAATATTAGCAGAAACTAATATTAGACAATACGAATTAAATGATTCTGTTTTTAATTCCATAATGCGCAAATATTATGAATTAATTACTATGTTAAGTCGTTTACAATATAATTTATTGGATAATATTAGTTGTAAATTAGAAAATGATGTAATAAATTCAGTATTTGAAATGTTTTGGGATGATTTGGTTATAATTTATAAACTAATGTCTCAATCTGATAAATTAAAATCAAATATACAACAACTATCTAAATGTATTACATATATTGAATCAAAAATGTCATATATCCCTAATACAAAATCAATTGATTATACTGATGACAATGTTATTGCTTCTAAATTAGAAAAATTAAATAAATTTATGGAAAAAAATCTTCAACATCTAATTTCAACACATCAAATTAAAACATTAGCAATTGATGAATCAAATATTACCAATTATGATTCTATAGATAATGAAATTAATTTAGGACAAATCAATTCTATAACAAATTCAACTGAAATATTATCAAATACTGAAAAAGAATTATTATATCAAATTGAAACTTCAATTAATTTAGCAAAAGGTGATCATCATACTTTGAATTCAACAAAGTGTAATCTTGCATATATCAAAGAAATTAAGGATTTATATACAATGGTTGTTAATAATATTGATTCTTTTCTTATATCTGATCTAAATAAATTATTATTATTAGAAGTATTTGATAAATATGATTCGTATATTGATCATGTAATAAGAATTAATTCTCAATTCAATGGTAAATATCAATTGGAAATTATACAAAATCTATGTATGACTATTGGAAATATGGAAAATATCGAATTTATTGAAAATATTCAAAATAAATTAAATGATCTTGATCCAGAAGATTCAAAATTTATTATAGATTTTGAAGAAATATTAAATTTATTGAAATATCATCAAGATAATGTGATTAATAATTCATCAAATACAATCTAATATAATCTAATATAATCTAATCTAATAAAATATAGTCTAATTTAACATCTTTTCACTATAATTAATAATTTATATTATGGTGAAATTTTTTATGCTTATTACTAAATGGATATAACACTTTTAAATATTTAGATCAGAAATAAATACTTATAATCATACTTATCAATCATACTTATAATCATATTTATAAAATTTTATTTATAATATAAAATAATATATTATAAATAAATTAATAGACACCTTTATGATGTCATAGAGAATACCCGTATCATTTGTTATTTTGTTATTTAATCATAAGAATGATCGGAGTATAATGAGAATTAAAAATAGTGTAAAAAAATAATCCATTTACTTTAAAATATTCAGACAGACATCGATAATTTTCATACATCTAATGGTTGAACTGCTCCTTCAGCCACTGGAGGAGCTGGAGCAGCAACTGCCCCTCCTTGTTGGTTTAATTCTGACTTTTTAACTTTACGAAGAATATTTTTGAATTCTTTAGTAATTACTTGTCCATTATCAACAGTATATGTAACTGCTTGTGCTAGTTTCATACGTTTACCAACATATTGATGTACTTTTTTACCACTTCCTTTGGTTGATTCAACGAGGAAAAAAGTAATGTCTTGATCTGTAGGTTGATTATTTTTTACTCTATTTCTAATAATTTCAGAAAGCGCTTTGTTTGCTGCTTGATAAGGTGAATCACCATTATAACGTCCATATTGTGGACCATTATTTTCTAGCTTCACCTTAAATGAACGAGTGCCTTTTCTAACGGCATTTTGAACATCGTCGTTTTCTTGATCGTGTTCTTGTTCTTGGTTAACATTGTTGTTTACGCTTTCTGTACTCATTTATATACTCTTATTATATAATAATATTATATTATAAACGCGTTTAAATAACTTTATTTAAGAAAGATTATAAAGAAAAACATGGCGGTAATTATAATTTCAAAAATTAAAACTATTTTGTATAAAAAATATAATAAAAAAGGTTATATATATATATAATTAATAAAAATGGAATTTAATCTAAAAGATTTCAAAGTTTTTTGCTTTCATGAAGAATATATGAAATATAATGATATAATTCATCGTGTTCAGAACCATATTCAAATGTTATTTAAACATCATTTACTAAGTATAAATGATAGAAATTTACGATTGAGTGATTTATATAAAATAATTAGTGATATAAATGCTATCAAAAAAAATTATAATATCATTTATGAAGATGGTTGTGATAATTCAGATGTAGAATCAGAATCTGATGATTCAGAAACAATTGATCAAATGAATAAAAAATTTAAAAAATTAAAGAATTGTAAACTATTTTCAAATTATACTGATGATGACAATAATATTGAACACAAATTTAAAATTATACGCGATTATTGTAGTAATATATATAAATTACCCAAAGATACACATCCACTATTTTCAAAAGTAATTGAAGGTATTGATTTGGTATTACATAATAAAATATTATTTCCATTAGATTCAATTAAACTATCAATCACAAAATTTATGAAGGATATTGGATTAAGTAAATTAGAAGATGTATTGTTGATAAATAATTTGGATATATGTAATTTTAGTGAAAAAGAAATAGAATTATTTGAATTATATAATAATATTTTTACACCAATATCAATAAATGAAGTTGAAAATTATGAAATAGATTCATCGGAAATTAATGCAAATTCTGATTTTTTTACTGAAAATATATTTTTTAAACAAATAACAGATTCATCAAGAGAAGAATTATTAGATAATCATTATTCATTATATTTGACAAATGATAATTTAAAATTCAAAATAGATGGATTCTTTAAATCTGATCCATTACAAATAAATGTGAGATTAATGTTCTTAAAAACATATGACAAAATATTTGAAAGAAAATCTAAAATAGAAGAATCTCTTCATGAAAATGAAAAATTCAAAAGAAAATATTTAAAATACTGTTCAATTCAAGAATTAATTACAATGTCTAAGGATAAGTTTTTAAAACTTTTGGATAAAAGATATAGTAAATTTAATGAAGTTAATAATAAGTCATTTCCATTGTTAATGAAGGAATTTATTGGAAAAGACTTAAAATTATTTAGTTGGTATGAGATCATTAAAGTATTATTATTAGGTTCTGAAGAAAATATTAATGTTGCAGGATCATTATTTTCATTACTCAAAGATAAGAAAACTAATATTTGTTTAGTTCCCGATATAATATATGATAATCTTGTTTTTTGCAATCAAATGAAACTTAAAAAAATAAATCAAACTCTTAAAGTTGAACTTGATAAACTAAATGAATTGAATTTTGAATCTATTGATTTGAAAAAAGAATTAGCCATATCAACACATATACCTTCATATATTCGTTCATTGGCATTAGAGAAAATAAATGAAATGAAACTAAATAATAATGATTATAATAAACAGCTGACCTATGTAAAAACTATATTACAATTTCCTTGGCCAAGCACAAATGATGAAAATTTTTATCAATCATTACATGATTCAGATCAACGTGCAATTGATTTTTTAAATGAGATTGAAGTTAAATTTAACAAAACAACTTATGGTCATAAAAAAGTCAAGGATCAAATTAGTCTGTTAATTACCAAATGGATTTCTAATCCTTCTAGTTCTGGATCAGCTATAGGATTAATGGGTCCACCTGGTGTTGGTAAGACATTAATTGCAAAATCTCTTGCAGAAGTATTAAATATTCCTATGGTAATGATTACTTTAGGTGGTCAAAATGATTCAGAACTTCTTATTGGTCATGGATATACTTATTCTGGAGCACAACCAGGTATGATCATTAAAAAAATGTGTGAAGCTAGTAAAGGAAGATGTATATTGTATTTTGATGAATTAGATAAATCGTGTGCTAAACATGGTCAAGTAAACGAAATAACAAGTATATTGATTCATTTAACAGATCCAAATACAAACAAGGCATTTCAAGATAGATTTTTTCAGGGAATTGATTTTCCATTAGATAAAGTAATATTTATTGCTTCGTATAATGATTCTAATAAAGTAGATCCTATATTATTGGATCGTTTAATAGAATTAGAAGTTAAACCATATAATATTGAAGACAAAATAAATATTTTAAAAGATTTTATAATACCTGAATTAAAAAAAAATATTGGTATAGAAAATGAAGTTGCTATGTCAGAAGATTCTATGAAAAAATTCATTTATGATTTTACATCAGAAGCTGGTGTTCGTGATTTAAAACATAAAATGGAACAAATTTTATTGAATATCAATAAAGACAATCTAATGAATAGAATTAAAGAAACTAAAAATAAAGTTATTCATATCACAGATAATTTAATACAAAAATATCTTGGTGAGAAAAATAAAAATCACCGCAAAATGATTCCAGATAAAGATATGATAGGATATGTTAATGGTTTATATGCTACTACATCTGGTGGTGGAGGTATTACTAGTATTGAAATATGCCCATTAAAAACAGGTGATGCATCACAACTAATTTTAACTGGTTCAATGGGAGATGTAATGAAAGAATCAATTAGAGTAGCATTTACAAAAGCATGTACATTTATTGAGCAAAATCCCAAATTAATTGAATCAAAAATAGTAAATGAACAAAAAACATTAAATAATTATATTAAGGAAAATTTCCCTTGTGGTTTTCATGTCCATGCTCCTGAAGGAGCTACTCCTAAAGATGGTCCATCTGCCGGTGCAGCATTTACAGTTTGTTTCATATCAGTTCTCCTAAAACATAAAGTTCGTAGAGATATTGCAATGACAGGTGAAATTAATTTGGCAGGAGAAGTAACAAAAATTGGAGGTCTCGTCTATAAATTAATTGGTGCAAAATACGCAGGTGTAAAACTTGCATTAGTTCCTAAATCAAATGAAAGTGATTTAGAAGATATTAAAACAACTCATGCTGATCTTTTTAATAATAATTTTAAATGTGAATTTATTAGCAAATTATCAGATGTAGTAAAATATACTTTACCAGATATAAATAAAAATCATATAACAAATTATGAATAATTATAATTTTAATTAATTAAATAAAGTTTTATTTAATTAATTAAAACTTTATTTAATACATTTATACATTAAGTATTTGACTTATTGATGTATTATTTTGTATTACTTTTTTAGGTCTACCTCTTTTTTTTTTAACTTCTGGTTCTGAAAAATTATTAATATTTAATTCAGAATTAATATTTATAATTAAATCATTTTCTGTATCAGTAAATATTTCAATATCATCTGAATTAATTAAATTATCTGAATTAGTTAAATTATCTGATTCCAACATAATTAATTTATTTGAAGTTAACAAATTGTTATATTCATTTGTATATTCATTTATTAAAATTTCCTTGTTCTTATTCTTATTCTTATTCTTATTCTTAATCTTATTTTTTAACTGCTTGTTTATTTTAAGTGCATCTTTTTCTAATTGTTTGATCTTAAGTTTATCATCTTTTTGTTTTTGTTTTTCTACTTTTCTCTTTTCCTTCTCTATTTGTATTTGTAGTAATTTATTTTTTTTTGATTGTGTATTATCTTTTTTAACAACATCTGATTCATCTAAATTATTTGTACTTAAATTCATTTTTGTATTAGAATTTGTTGTATTAGAATTTGTTGTATTAGAATTTGTTGTATTAGAATTTGTTGTATTAGAATTTGTTGTATTAGAATTTGTTGTATTAGAATTTGTTGTATTAGAATTTGTTGTATTAGAATTTGTTGTTAAATTTAATTTTCTAATTAATATATCAGTTTCTGATTCTAATGGATCTATTTCTTCTGATTCAATATCAGCTTCAATTTCTAAAACTTCTTCATTATCAAATTCTTCTGTCATAAATTTAACATTCATTTTATGACAAATTTTATTTGTTAATTCATCTGATGTAACAATCTTTTGAAATGGATATATTTTTTTATATGTTTTTGTTATTGTTACATCAGATATATCAAATACTTCAGAAATTATTTTTTTATTTATATTTTGTTCTAATATATTTGCTGCTAATAGAATACTCGCTGCTGCAATTGAAGTTGCCTGATGATCTGAAGCAATATCGATTCTTGTAGTATTTTCAGAAATAGTTTTTGCAAGTTGAATAGTTTCTTTTGATAATTTAAGTTTAGAACCAAAACGTTCAATAAAATCAGTTCCATGTGATGGTTTGATATCAAAAATTATAAAATTATCTTTCATTGTTTCTAAAAATTTTCTACATCCTTTAGTTACTTGTTTTAATTCCAAATTAAAAACATCAGCGACCTCTTTGATTGATCGTGGGGCTTTTTGCAAAATAGCCCCAAAATAAAAACATGCAGCGATTATTTGTTTACGATTTACACCTCTAATAATTACATTTTTTCCTTTATTGTCACCAGTTGTATGTTTAGTTTCACGAATATTTTTATATAAAATTTTTGCATTATCTATCACTGCCTTTGTAATTTTATATTTCTTACATTTAGAATCAATATGATTTAAAACTTCTGCTAATGATCTTTCACGATAAGGTACTTGTCCCCAATTTCTCAACATCTTTACTTTTGAATATCCAGGAGCATTAATTGTTGTACCTAATGATGATTTTGGGAAAAATGCATTAATTGGTGCACCACATCGCCCACTTTCTGTTTTACCATCTTCGTAATTGTTCCATTCAGGTGACTCATCTAAAACTTCCTGACTCTCTATTCCACAACTTCCACATACATATGAACCTCTACTTGATGTATAAATAATATCAATAGATTTACATTCAGAACAACATTTGTTATATTTATTAATAAGTGGTTTAAATGAAGGAATATCATTATCTGAATATTCCTTATTATTTTTATCATTTGAAAAATTATCTAATATATCCCATAGTTTATCATCAGATATATTATCCAATTGATCTTCGCTATAATTATCACAGTCGTCCATGATTAATATTTAAATACATATTATATTTTTATATATGTTTATTAATAAATATTTCAGTTTTATTAATAGTAAATAAAATTTCAATAATATTATATGATATAGGCCTTATATAACCTATATAAGGCCTATATATAACTTATATCATTGATAAAAAATTGATTTTTTATTCTATTTTAATATATGATAATTAAATTAAAATATATTAATATTGATGTCTATTACAAAATCAACTAAAAGAAACGATATATCAGAAGATCTCATTTTTAATACAATTGATTGGCATGATTTTGATGAAATTCCTAATTCAGAAGATTCAGATTCAGATAAACAATATTCAGATATAGATAAAAAATATGTAATCAAAGCATTTGGTAGAACCGCTGATGGTAAATCTGTATATTTAAAAATTGAGTCATTTCCTCCTCATTTTTATATACTTTTACCAGAATCTTGGTCAAATAATATTGAAGCTAAATGTGATCATTTAATTAGAGTATTGCGGAGTAAAAATTATAATTTGGAACGAACCCTAGAAAAATATGAAATAGTCCGTAGAAAAAAATTTTATGGTTTTAATGCAAATAAGAAATTTAATTTCTTACGTTTGGTATTTACAAATAGAAAATCAATGTCCGATACCGTTAGAATGTTTGATAATAAAATTGCTATGTTTTCTAGTTCTAACAATAAATTAAGCATAACAGACCGTTTTATTAAATTTGATGTGTATGAATCAAATATCGATCCCTATATTCGTTTTATACATATTCAAAATTTGTTATCTTGTGGATGGATTAAAGTAGAAAAAGAATATCTAAAACCAAATCTTGAACCAAATATTTGTGATATGTCATATACAGTAGATTGGTTCAATGTTAAACCAATTGATATTCAACAATTAGCTCCTTTTAAAATATGTTCATTTGATCTTGAATGTAAAAGTGGGGATGGTTCATTTCCACAAGCAACAAGAGAAGCAGATAAAATTATTCAAATTGGATTAACTTTTAACTTATATGGTAATTCTGATATAACTAAACGAATTATGATATCTTTGAATACATGTGATCAAATACCAAATACTGATGTTTATGAATGTAAGACAGAACAAGAACTTTTATTAAAATTTCAAGAAATTATACACGAGGAAGATCCAGATGTTCTAACAGGTTATAATATTTTTGGCTTTGATTATCCATATTTAATGGAAAGAGCAAAATATCTTAAAGTTGATGAGAAATTTTATTATTTATCAAAATTAACAAATTACAAATGTAAACTAATTAAAAAAGAGTTATCATCATCTGGTCTTGGAGATAATAAAATGTTTTATGTAAATACAGTAGGTATTGTAAATGTAGATTTAATGAAAGTTGTACAGCGTGATTTTAAATTAAATTCCTATAAATTAGATTCTGTTGCCGAATATTTCTTCAAAGATAAGGTTTTAGAAGTTGAACATATAAAATCATCTGAGGAAAATTCTGAAAATCCTGAAAATCCTGATAATTCTGAAACTTTGTATAAAATTAAGTCAAAAAATCTTCAAATTCTTAAAGCAAATAATTACGTCAGATTTGAAAAAGATGGCGAAGTAATAATGTCTAAATATAAGATTTTAGAAATTAATTATGAACAAGGTTATTTCATTATATCAAATTTAGATAAATTACTTCTAGTTAAATGCAAATTATTTTGGGGTATGGTAAAAGATGATATTAAACCAAAAGATATTTTTGAACTATATGAAAAAACTTCAGCTGATAGAAAAATTATTGCAGAATATTGTATTCAGGATTGTGCATTAGTATCTAAACTTGTTGCAAAATTAGAAATTCTAACTAATAATATTTCCATGGCAAGTGTCTGTCATGTTCCTTTGCATTATATCTTCTTTAGAGGTCAAGGAATTAAAAGTCTTAGTTTGGTTGCAAAATGTTGTCGTTCTAAAAATTATATTGTTCCTACTATGAAAAAAGATCCAGATTTAGATACAAATAATGTTGGATATGAAGGCGCAACTGTTTTTGAACCAGAAATAGGATTTCATCGTAAACCAATACCAGTTTTAGATTATAACTCTTTGTATCCATCAAGTATTATTTCTAAAAATGTTTCACACGAAACTATTGTAACATCTCCAGAATATGATAACTTACCTGGATATATTTATTATGATGTACATTATAATAATAACGATGGATCACAGACACATTGTAGGTATGCAAAAAAAGTAGATAATTATTTATATACTGATACTGCTAAATCAGAATTTGGTATTCTTCCAACTATTCTAATGAGTCTACTAACTGAACGTAAAGCAGCTAAAAAAGAAATGGCAAAAACATCTGATCCTTTTCTTAAAACAATCTTAGATGGAAAACAAAATGCTCTTAAAGTAACTGCTAACTCTATCTATGGACAATTAGGTGCACCAACATCTCCTATATATTTTAAACATGGAGCAGCTTGTACTACTGCTATTGGACGTGATTTATTATGTCTTAGTCGTACATTTGTTGAAACAGAATTCAAGAATATATTAATAGGATTAAATACAGCTCTAACTAATTCAGATGAAGAATCATTTGAATCAATTCTTAAAGAAAGATTAAAGGAACGTGATCCTAAATTTGAAAGTTTTCTTCGAACATTCTTACCTGATATCTTTACAAAGTATGATTTTAAGCCTAAAGTTGTGTACGGGGATTCTGTAATGCCAAACACACCAGTACTCATTAAGATTGATAATAAAATTAAGATGTTATCTGTTGTTGAACTTGGTGATATATTTACTTCTATGGGAAAACAATGGGAGGAATATGATCTTTTTAAAATACAAGATACTGAAATTACAAATCGTCATTCTAAAGAAAGAATAATTTTAACTGATTTAAATGTAATGTCATTTACAAATAATGGATGGTCTCCTTTACGTCAATTAATAAGACATAAATGTAATAAAGCAATTTATAGAGTTTTAACACATACTGGTCTTGTTGATGTAACAGAAGATCACAGTTTAATATTGGAAACAGGCGAATATATTAAACCGAATAATCTACAAATTAATGAAACAATTTTGATGCATAATTTTCCATTAATTAATAAAGAAATCGAAAATCATAATATCAATACAATTAATACAAAAGAGGAAGCAAAAGTTATGGGTTTTTTCGTAGGAGATGGTTCGTGTGGTGCTTATCAGTATAAGACAGGTTTTAAATATTCTTGGGCCTTAAATAATAAATCATTGGATGTTTTGAATACTTGTATTGAGTGTTTAAAAGTAGCAGAACCTACTTTAGAATTTAAAATATTAAATACGATTGAATCATCAAATGTTTATAAATTAGTCCCTGTGAGACATTTTAAAGATATAGTATTAAAATATAGAAATCTATTTTATGATCAAAATAAAGCAAAAATCATCCCAAAAGAAATATTATATGCTAATTATGAAATAAGAGAAGCTTTTTTAGAGGGATATTATATGGCAGATGGTAATCGAAAAGAAAATAATAAAATGGGATGTTCTAGAATTGATACAAAAAATCAAACATCTGCACAACATTTATATTTTTTATTAAAATCACTTGGATATAATGTATCTATTAATACCAGATCAGATAAACCAAATATTTTTAGACTGAATTATACTAAAAAAATATTCAGAAAAAATCCAAAAATACTAAAAAAAGTAGATAAATTATATGATACAAATACATATGATGGATATGTTTATGACTTAACTACAGAAGAAGGTGTATTTCAAGCTGGTATAGGAGAACTTATTGTAAAAAATACAGATTCCATATTTATTAAAATGGACATCATAGATGCTCAATCCAAGGCTGATTTGTATGATAAATCAACATTATATTACAATATTGAATTAGGTAAATGTGCATCTAAATTTTTGAAAACTCTTCTACCATTTCCACATAATATGGAATATGAAAAAACATTTTATCCTTTTGCACAAATGGCTAAGAAAAAATATATTGGTAATAAATACGAAGAAGATCCAGATTCATTCAAACAAACAGCAATGGGAGTTGCATTAAAACGTCGCGATAATGCAAATATTGTAAAAAAAATAATAGGTGGAATGGTTAATATTATGATGAATGAAATTGATATCGATAAAACAATAAGATTTATTAATAAAGCAATTATTAATCTTCTAAAAGGAAAATTCGAAATTCATGATTTTGTTACTTCTAAAACATTAAAAGGTACCTACAAAGGTAAAAAATTAACATCTGATTTAACTGGAAAAGCTGGTGAAATTGGTAATTGGAAATGGGATGATGTAGAATGTTCTCAAAATCACATATGTTTAGCAATGAGAATGAAAGAAAGAGATGAAGGAAATGCACCTCAATTAAATGATCGAATTCCTTTTGTTGCAATTGAAGTTGAGGAAAAAAGAGGAAAAAAACTATTACAAGGAAATAAGATCGAACATCCGGATTATATCTTAGAAAAGAATCTTAAAATTGATTATCTTTTCTATTTAACTAATCAAATTATGAATCCGTCTATTCAGTTTTTAGAATTAATTATGAAACCGTCAGAAGCAGATAAATTATTTAGAGATTTTATAATTGCTGAAGAAGATAGACGAAAAGGAAGACAATCTTTATCAAAATTTGGAATTGTAAAAATACCCAATCAAGATGATAAATCACAATTATCAAAACTATCTACAAAATCTACAAAATCTACAAAATCAATACCATCTAAAAACGATGAATTTGATTTTGATAATCTAATAAGTAATACTGCTAAACCAAATTCAAAAGCTAAATCTAAAAAAAAAGAAATTTATTCTATTTCCAAATCTAATGATTCTGATGATGAATTCGATAAACTTTATGAACAATCTTTTGAGTTAGAAATGTTAGATGAAGATAATAGAAAAGATTTAGATGATGATATAGTAGATATTATTATAAACACTAAATCACAATAATGGTAAAATAGATTATTATAAAAATAATATTAATCTAAGTATATTTATTCATTTATTCATTTATTCCATTATATTTCTTAAAGGCAAATATTTTCCAATCAATATTGAATGTTATATTATTATATTGATAAAAAATTGATTAATTTTTTATCAATATAATCGTATTCAGTCCTAACACGTGGGCATATGTACTGTATTAATTCAAATTCAAGATTAACAGAAGAAAGTGTACCCAAATTAGACATACGTCATCGTTGTTTAATAATATCAAATTCAGCAAAAGAAAGTTCATCCAAATTAGACATACGTCATCGTTGTTTAATAATATCAAATTCAGCAAAAGAAAGTTCATCCAAATTAGACATACGTCATCGTTGTTTAATAATGTCAAATTTAACAGAAATAAGTGATACTAAACAAAACATACAATGTGAAATTATTCACAGAGATAAAATAGAAAGATTTGGATACAAAATAAGTTGCAGGTATTTTTTGCATCGTGGATGTGAAAAAAAACATTGTTCATTTCCACATTTTTCAACTATTGAAATAAATGGTATTCGCTATGCAAGTGATTTAAAACTTCTCAAAAAGTTTGATGCACATTCAATAATATCTCCATATGTTGAACACCAAATACGAAAGAGATTATCTGATCATGATGCTTTACTATCTTATGGCATTATAACATGGAATACATTATCACGTCTAGGAGCACGTCAAAAAGAATCAATTATGAATTATGGTGGCGATTGGCATGGGTATCCAACTGGAGCTCTAATGCCTTGGGATTATTCAAGATTTTGTAAGATAGTAGATCATATTTCATCAGATACAGAGTTTACAAGTAGTCAAATCATGTGTTTTCAAGAAATGGATTATTCCATAGTTCAGCTACTGATGAGTAAATTAGGATCAACTCATCATTTTAGTTTTACTGAAAATGAACATAATTCAAATGCAGGGGGCCTGTTAACAATTGTAAGAAAAGATTCATATTCAATTGAAGAACAAGTAGACCACAGAGATGTGTGGATCAATAAAAGTGGTTCAATGGCTTCAAAATTAGTAGGTAGCTTAGTAACTATTAAAAATATAAATGACGACTCTGTACTAAAAATTATTAATGTACATTTAGACCTACATAGCGCAGAGTCATCTATTCCTGGTTTGATTACATCTATAGTGTTAAATAATGTTGATTATGTAATTGGTGATTTCAATTTACGTGGACAAAGAATAAATGAACTACTAAATGATAATAGATTTAGAACCGAGTTAATATCACAACATCAAGGTGTTGATCATATTTGTAAAATAATCAGGTGAATGTATTTTTTTAATATGTATAATAGTTAGACTTGTTTTATTTAATATTATGACAATAATATATGAATTAAAATAATCTGAAATAGATAATTTAGAAAAAAATCTGGATTTGCCCAGACTTTTCTTAACAGCAAATATTCAAAATTATATTATTTTCAAAAAAAAATATAATTCATTTATGTATAATAGTTATTATTATTTGTTATATTCATTATTTGATAGAAATTTATATGAAAAAATAATAAATTCCAGTCCTGATAAAATATCAGAAGTTATAAAAAAATGTATCAGAATAAATAAGAACTTCATTTAATGATTTTTATTATCAATTTGATTTTTATTATCAATTTGATTATTATTTTCCAAATATAAATTTGGTATTTTAATCAATTCATATATAAATATTATTTAGATAAATTTATCCAATGATAATTTACCCAATGATAATGATAATGATAATTTAAATTTTAATATCTAGATACTCTTTTTGCTTTTGTTTTTGATCTGGCTTTTTTAACATTAGTTGTTAAAGCTGGATTTTCAAAACTAACTAAATTAATCGATGAAGTATTTATAGAATCTGATTGCATATATGGTGTATCTGATTCAGATTTGCCAAATGATTCGGATGAATTTGTTTTATATTCTGATGAAGCAATTGATTCAGAACTAACCGCTGTATCAGATAATTGTATTGAATCTGATAATTGAGTTAATTTATTTTGTTTATGTGTAATATCAGATTTACCAGCTCTAGCATGTGTATCATTATTAGTTGCGCGTTTAACTGGATTTTTTTTTTTCTTATCAGATGTATCTGATGCATCGGAGCCATCTGAATCATCAGAATCATCTAAATCATCATCAGAACTTTCATCATCGGATCCACCTCCATATTGTTTAAGATATTGTTTAGCAGCTTTCATAATAGTTTGGATATCAGTTTCATTCTCATTAAGGTTGCCGCCACTTTGATTATTATTTAAAAATACGCTAGTATCAGACATTTCAGAAGTTTCTGAAAGTGATAAATTTTGTGTATGTTGATTTTGTTGATTTTTATGATTTTGATGAGCATCGGCATTATCATTTAAGTTGTCTATTTTTGATTTTAATAAACTAATAAAATCTTCGGTTCTAATAGATTCATCACTATTATTATAATTATTATAATTATTATTAATAGAACCACCAAATATAGCTTGTTCATAGTCTCCTTCAGAATCTAAAAAGCTTAAATCCAAATCATTTAGTTGTTTATGTGCATTGCCCCCAGCTTGATTTTCATCTGAAGCATTTTCAAAGAACTCAGTTGAGTTTGAAGAATTAGTATTTCCCATCTTAAAAATATTATATTAATATTTAAGAAAATTATTTTAAATATTAAATATTTTTGATTTCTAATAGTTATTTAATTTGTCGAACAATTTATTATAATATAAGAATGTTTGAAACAATTATATTGATTTTACTGATAATGTTCATTGTAATATATAAATTAAAATACAAATCACCAATAATTGCGATAGAAGCTTTTAATAATCAATCATATTTAGTTAATGATTTACCAGATTCTTTAGATGCGGCAAATTTATTGGCACAAATTATGTTAACAATGAGTACTTTAGTAAATAATATTATTTATGATTATGAAAATAAAAATATTCTTAAGTCAAAACGAGATCATAATTTTATTAATTATATTCGGATAATTAAAGAAAAACTACCATTTGTAAAGATTAGCGAGAATCCAACTGATTCACAATATACTTCATATAGTGTTAACAAGGGTGAAGAACTTGTATTCTGTATTAGAGAAAAAAAACGTTTTAAATTACATAATATTAATGAACTTTTATATGTAGCTATTCATGAAATTGCTCATATTGGATGTCCTGAAATAGGACATACTGATCTGTTCCAACGTATTAATGTATATTTATTAGAGAAGGCGGTTTGTTATAAATTATATAAATATATTGATTATTCTGAAACTAATAAAGATTATTGTGGAATGACATTAACATCAACTATTTTAGGTAGTTCGATAAAATGTAATGTAATAGTATAAGTAAAAAAATATAATAAATTTTTTAGATAAATAATATAGTGTTTACTATTTTAACAAATATTATATTCTTTTCAAAAATAATATAATATTTTATTAGGGTATATTATTAAATAACCTTATAGATGGATGAACCCATAAAAGTAATACATAAATATAAAAATCGCAACAGAAAAATACAATATAATGTTCTGATCTTTGTCGGGAATCTTCTTTCTGATTCTGTTAATAAAGTACTAA